AAGTTGCGGAGTCCGACGATATAATGGGCCGCTTCATCGACTTCCTGACTTCGTCCGCGATCGCCCAAATCACTGCCTGGGCGACGGAGCACATGGCCACGCTGCGCCGGGTCGGGTGCGCCGATCCGGACCCGGTCAAGGCCGCCCGGCGCTTCGCTGATTACTGCATCCGGAACGGGATCGACCAGGACGATGACGATCGAGCGCGCCGGGAGCCGGTCGGCTATTATCGGATCGGCGAAGGACTGTGGCGACCGGCGGCCATCCAGGGGAAGACGAAAGCGCCGGACCCTAAGAAACTGCGGGCTTGGATGGACTGGCGACGGGATCTAGTATTCGAGGCAGTCAGAGAAAACCACCGGGCCGGGATGCGGGAAATGATGCGGGAAATGATGCGGAACCAGGACCCGGGCGAAGATGTTAAACAGGCAAACCACTAACCGGAGCAAGGCTAATGGAAAAAACGATTCAGATCGGTCCAGCTGGCGAATTCGGTCAGCGGATCACCATCACAGCAGATCAAACCATCGTCACGCTGCGACAGTCGGACAGCGAGAACGTCCTGACCATTCCCATCATGGCCTGGTCGGACCTGAACGCTGTTGTCGTGCAGCTGGTGGCGGAACTGAAGGTCAAACCGATAGGAGCGAACGAAACATGAAACCGAAAACGGTGGACAAGGATGCCACGTTGCGCATCCAGAAGGTCGGCGGCGGCACCGTCGAACTGCGCGGCGTATTCGCTGGAACGGTGGTAGACGAACTCCAGGAGCGCTTCCTGGTGAACCTGGACCAGCCCGGCCATCATGTCGTCGGTGTCTTCGGCGGCATCTTGAAACAGACCGACCAGCGATCGCTGCCGCTGGATGATCCGGACAAAGAGAAGGCGGCGAAGGCCGCAGCAGCGTCGATCATCGCAAACCTGGGACCGGCAGCCACAGACATCGCTGCGATCAGTGAAGTGCTGAAGGGCGCGACGATCCAGGACGTGGTGTACGATGCCGACACCGGTCATTATTGCGTCATCTGCATCCAGATGGCCGGGAAGAAGGAGAAGCGCTTCGATCTGACCTTCACGAACGGAACGGTGACGCCGATCGAACCGAAGAAATCCGAGAAGGAAAAACCGTCGAAGGATGCCACGCCTGGCGTCGCTGAGGCGGGAACCGGTGAGCCGATGTCCGAAGATGCCTACGCCAAGCTGGTCGACCTGGCCGGATGTCGTGCGAATCCGCATAGCTACAACAATGCCATCATCCTGTGCCTGCTGGATGTCAGCAACGCCGACAATGCTGCCGTCGAATACGGCCGGAACATCGACCGGTGGCGCTATTTGGCGGGCATGGGCGCGGATGACGTCGAACTGCTGCGTCACATTCAGGAAAGCCTGGGTGGGAAGAAGGGTCGCGACCAGAAGGTCGGCGATTTCACGCATCGGGTCGGCGGTGGCAAGAAAACGACCGGGATCATCTTCTGCATCGAACTGGCTGACGACAAGTTGCCGTCGTGGGTGCCGTCTGGTGATCGCGAGAACATCCAGTCGAACGATAACAACCTGGTCGCCGGATGGCGGGACCTGATGCACATCCCCTATCCGAAGGCCGTCAAGTGAGAAAGTGAACCGATGAAAGTCCTATACTTTGACTGCGAAACGACTGGCGTCGATCCGAATCGTCACGGCCTGATTCAGCTTGGCCAGATCATCGAGGTCGATGGCCAGGTCGTCAGTGAGAACGTCTGGAACATTCAGCCGTTCAAAGGCGACGAAATCATGGACGAAGCGCTGGTCGTCAATCGAATCCATCGCGACGATTTATTCGACAACGAGAAGCGTTTGCCGGTCGAAGCTGCCTGGCACGACATCAAGAAGTCCTGGGATGCCGTCATCGACCGCTTCAGTCCGCGCGATAAATTCGTCCTGGCCGGTTACAACGTCGACTCCTTCGATCAGCAATTCCTGCGGCGCTTCATCGCGAAGATCACGCCGAACGACCAGTACAGCGTGGCCGGTTGCTACCTGGGACACTTCACGATGGACCCGCTGCCCTACCTGAAGTGGCTGAAGGTCCTGGGATTCCTGAAGCTGGACAACCTGAAGTTGCAGACCGTCTGCGATCACCTGGGCATTCAGCTGAAGGATGCGCACGACGCGCTGGCCGACATCAGGGCAACGCGCTGGCTGACGAAGCGAGTGCAGCGCCAGATTGAGGAAGGGCAGTGGTCCAGCGACGTGACCTTCCTGCACGTCCCGACGGATGCCGAAATCGAAGTGATCGGCCAGACGGAACCATTTCCGCCGGAACCGACGGCCGACGTGGCCGAACCCGGAAAGGTGGATGCCGATGCCGGGAATTGATCGACAGGACTGGCAGGGGCGCGACCTGGATGACATCGCGAATCCGGACGAGCCCGTCTTTGTAATTCGCGGCCAGGACGTCGTCTCCGGTGACGCTGTGCGGGCCTGGGCCGACCTGGCTGAAAAGGCCGGAGCGCGCCGGGATATCGTCGAATCTGCCCGGCGACACGCGCAGCGGATGGATGATTATCGTCCGAAGAAAGTCCCGGACATGCCCGACAATAAAACGGTTGACAGGGATGCCCTGGAAACGTAACAAGCGGGTGGCTGGAGTCCAACCGCACAACTGACAGGCTGTCCGCTTGCTCCGGGTCCCTGTCGCGGCCGACGGTGTCAGACTTAGCCGGTCCCACCGTCGGCCTTGTTATGTCCGCCTGTGTTCCGTCAGATGGCAGGGACGGCACAACCAATCTACCTCCAAAGGTTTGCTGTAGTCACGGTGATGCATCTGACTTTTCAAACTCCCACAGACGCGACAAGGCAGACGCTTCAAGAAACCACGTTGTAGGTAGACATTGGCGTAACTGCGACATATGTCTTTCTTGCGCTGTGCACGTGTCAGCGGATGCTTCACTCGATATCTTCGGTTAGCGGCGGCATGACATTTCAAACAATACCGGCGACCGACTGCCACGCTCGGGGCACCACAAACACACTTGCCGTTCATTCGTCCTCCACAAGTTAATGGGCAGTATACTATTGGCGAAACGTTTCACGTGTGAAGTTTACGAGAAACAAGGGAATATGTCAACGGAGAACCAGCAACTCCTTTCGACTTTTCTCTTGACAAAAATCAAACTGATGCCGATTCCTTCGGCGATACATGGACTGGACGGAATGTTTACGCGCGAAATCGGAGTAACATGGCCAGCAAGCTGGAACGGATCATCGGCATCGGCGAACGGCTAATCGCCACCGGTCGGACCCGGTTGCTGGCGACACTGGTCACGATCGGGTCGCTGGTCTACTGCTTTAGGATCGACGTCGATCCAGCGCGGCGCTCACTGTATGCGATCCTGATCGTCATCGCCCAGGCTGTGTTTATCATCGCCAAGACAATCGGCGATGTGAAAGAAGGACCGGCGCACGATGGACCATGCAAAAAAACGGACGACACGACAGCGGCCGCCGAGCCATCCAGCTGATGGTGGCAAACGAAAGCCGAAATCGGTATCCGGTCTTCAGGACCGCGAGGCCGCTTTTCGGTTTTGGGCTGAATGCCAGAACGTCCGCAAGACCGCCAGTCAATTCCACGTCTCACACACCACGATCTACCGGATCATGCGCGCCGACAAATGGCAGGACCGCCTGCCTGGCATCATCGACAAGGTCCGCACTCAATCCGAGAATACAGCCGTCAGGGCGATCAGCGACAACCTGGACGCTGCGAAGAAACTTCTGTCGAAGGTTTGCGGACAGCTGCTGGCTGAAGGTGCAAAGGTGGATGCCGACGTCGGCGACTTCGTGCGCCTGGCCAGATACATCGACGAATTTGAAGGGACTGCGCCCGGCGTGGTCGCTGCGGAGCTTTTGAACGATGTCATCGGTGAACTTGTTAAGGGGACCGAAACTGACCGAAGTCGCATCGTCGGTAATGCTCTCGCCGGACTTGGTATCACTGATCGGGACACAGTTAGCAGAGCAGCCAAAATATGGCTGGGCCGCCTACATTCACAGAACTGAAAACGAACTGCCGCTGACATTCGACGCGCGCACAGCCTGGCAGATTCCGATACTCCAAGACAACGCACCGCAACAAGTCTTCATGAAATGCAGCCAGGTCGGCGTCACGGTCATCGCGATTGTGAACATGATGATCCTGCTGTACAACGGCCTGCCCGGCATCTACGTGCTGCCGACCGGCGTCGCCATGTACGACTTCGTCAAGGGCCGCATCGATCCGATGTTGTCCGGCGTCCCGTTCTATCGTCGCCACTATGCCACCGAAAAGGAAGACGCCAGCGGCGCGCGAATGAAGACGATCTTCAAGCGCCGGGTGAAATTTGCCGGCAGCAACGTGCGCAACAGTTTCTTCGAGATGCCCGCTGGCTGGTATATCGTCGACGAATGGGATCGCTGCGATCGCGCGAACCTGGACTATCTGGAAGACCGTATCAGTCGCGCCGACGTCAAGATTCGTTTCAAGATTGGCAACCCGACGTTTAACAAGACCGGCATCCACGCCGAATATCTGGCCAGCGATCAGGAGCAATGGCTGGTGAAATGTCCATCATGCAACCGACGCCAGCCCTTGACCTGGTTTGAGAATGTCGTCCGCCAGGTCGGGCGGCGTCGGTATGTTCTGCGCGATCGGACGATGCAGATGCAGCTGAATGAACTGGCCAACAAACAAGGACCAGACGTGGCCGTCCAGGTGCTGGCCACCGAATGCGAACAGACCGCCACCGATGCCCGCATCTTTTGCAGCAATCCGGCATGCGCCAGGCCGATCGACCGGCACAGTCCAGGGGAGTGGGTCCCGGCGTTTTCCGATCGGCCGGTGCATGGCCGCCATATAAACAAGATATTCGGTGATCCGACTGCTGGCGCGATCGTGAACGTCCTGAAGAAACAGATACTGAGCCAGCACGATCCGACGCTGCGCCAGCGCTGGTTCAACAACGACCTGGGCCTGCCCTATGAAGAACAGGGCAGCCGGGTCACCGACCAGCTGCTGGCTGACGCTGCGGCCGATTATGAATTCCCGCATCAGTTGCCCTTCCAGATACTGCAGCACGACTTCACGCAATCGGTCATGGGTGTCGACGTCGGCACGACCATGCACGTCCATATTTCCGGCGTCTACGTCCACGAATACAAGATACACCGGGTGAAGCTGTTCATCGGCCAGGTGGAAGACCCGGAACAGCTGTGGGACCTGATAACGCGCTACAATGTGACCGCCGGAGTGATCGACGCCATGCCGGAGACGCGCATGTCCCGGAACTTCGCGAAGGCGCGGCCTGGTTTCTGGATGGCGTATTACAGCAAGCAAGACCAGAAGATCGACCACGTTCGGGACAAGAAGAAGAAGACGATCTCGCTGAACCGGACCGAAGCGCTGGACGCGTCGCTGGCCGATTATGATGCGGGCCTGGTGACTCTCCCGATGAACTGGCGATCGCTTGACGGCGGGAAATTCGCCGAACAGATGAAGGCACCGACCAGGGCATTCAGCGACGAACATGGTCGCATCGAATGGTCGAAATGCGAAGACCACCACAGACACGCCGACACCTACGAATACTGGGCGGCCAGGCTGCCCGGGGCGACAACCTGGGGCGGAATGAAAGGATCGATGTGATGGCGTCATTCTTGCGGGAAATGGCAGCGCTGGCCCGATACAGAGTCGGCATCGCGGCGACCAGGGCGAAGATGACATACGACTGGCTGCAATCCTACAACAGCCAGATGGGAACGGCGTCCGGCGCTTCGTCGCCGATGATTAACCGCCAGATGCAGGGCCTGATCGAGCGCGAAGATGTCAACCTGGCCACCTGCGTCCGGATCGTCGCCGACGAAATGGCCTGGCTGCCGCTGCTGGTCATGTACGAAGACACAGACAGCCGGGGGAACCGGGTCCTGATCCCGGACAATGAGCATCCCTTCCGGCAGCTGTGGCGCAATCCGCACCCGCAGCACACGACGTCCGAAATCACCAAACACCTGGTGGCATCACTGTTGACGACTGGCTGCGGTTTCCTGGCGCGCAGCGATCGGGAAGATATGCCGAAGCGGCGCTCGAGGCGCAGCATCGACGCCACTGCGCAGCAGCTGAAGCCTAAGCCGTCGTGGCGGATGTTCATCCGATCAGATGAAGACAAAGACCGCATCCTGGGATTCACCGAACGCCTGGACCTGGGGCGGGAACGTCTGTGGGACGTGGAGAACATCGTCTACGCGCGACTCTACAACATAAACGACCCGCTTTACGGCCGGTCCGGCGTCGAACCGCTGAAGCGCGACTTCTGGACTGAATACCAGGCCGAGATGATGTTGCTGGCGCACTTCGCGAACGACGGCACACCACGCGCCATCTTCTCGCCCGCTGAAGGGATCGACCCGGTCCAGCAGAAACAACTGGAAGAATACTACCGGAACCGCGCGAACCCGGACGACAAGAATCGCCTGCAGATCGCGCCGGTCCCGGGCGAATTCCACACGATCCAGCCGACGATGGTCGAGATGGAATTCCAGAAGATGCGGAGCTTTCATCGCGAACGGACGTACAGCCTGTTAGGCATCCCGCCGGGCATCGGTGGCGTGTGGGATCATGCACACTATGCGAACGCGGCCGTTCAGGAGTCCAGCTACTGGCGGCACACGATGATTCCGCTGTGCTGTCTGCTGGCCGACATCCTGACGCGCCAGCTGCTGGCCAGGATCGAACCCGATCCAAACTACCTGCTGATGCACGACCTGTCCGGCGTCGAAGCGCTTCGCAGCGATGCGCTGAAGCAAGCCAGGACGGCCGTCACTGTCTCGGGTGGCGCGGTCCTGACTCCGAACGAAGCGCGGCAGCAATTCTATAACCTGGAACCGCTTGAAGGCGGCGACGAACTCCGAAAACAGGTGAGCACTTTACCCGGGACGAATAACTCCGGGAACGGTGACGGCAGCGCCCAGGCCGACAGCCAGGACGCAGCTGAAGACGATGACAGCAAGTCCAGCCCGATGCTGAAGCAAGTCTCGAGCCTGGGCATCCAGGTCCAAGACATCACGATCAGCAAGGGGATGCGCCGGGTGCTGCGGCAACTTCCGACCGATCGCAAGGTGGCGATTATCACCAGGAACACCATCGGCGACGTGGTCCAGCAGACCGAAGTGGATGACGGCATCTTCCAGAAGGCGCGCGCAGACATCGACGCCAGGATCGCCAAGAACGAAAACAGGATCGCGAAACCGATGAAGGGCTTCTTCGCCGATCAGCTGGATCGGGTCCTGGATGCGCTGGATCGGGTCACCGTCGAAGGCGCGTATATGACCGGCCTGTATGCGGTCATCGGCAAGGCTGGCAAGATCGACCCGAACAACCTGGAGAACTTCCTGGACATCGCGGCCGAAAAGGAACTGCTGGCGAAACTGTTCGAGCCGATCATCGTGGAACTGGTCGAAGAATTCGGCGCGGAAGAAGTTGCGAACGCGATCGCGGCCGGTGGCATCGGCGTGGAATTCGACGTCCGGAATCCGAAGTTGCAGGCGGCCGTCCAGAACCGGATCAACAAGATCACCAGCACCGCCGAGACAACCTTCCGGGACATCCGGCGCATCCTGATGTCCGGTTACACGCACAGCCTGGGAGTCGATGAAGTGGCGCAGATGATCCGCGACAAGTTTGCGGAATATCGCATCAGTCGGTCGCTGCTGATCGCCCGGACGGAAATGACCGGCATCAGCAATACGGCGTCGCGGATGGCGTGGAGCCAGGCCGGAGCGACCCACAAGATATGGGTCGCCACGCAGGACAGCTTGACGCGCGACTATCATGTGCAATACAATGGGGAGCGCGTGAAGATCGACGGCTACTTCGTGAACGGACCCGAGCCGATGTTCGAGCCTGGCGATGCGAAGGCAACGCTGGCCAGCAATGTCTGCAACTGCCGGTGTACGATGATTTACGACTTCAATCCCGTCGATTACATGAACGAAACGCTGGCCGAAGCTGACCAGCTAACCGAATAGGAAAGGATGACGATGGAACCAGACCTGGAACAGTTAGTCGAACGGTTTAACGGCCTGGGCGGGATGCCCTGGCTGAACCAGCCGAAGACGACGAAGGACGCGCTGAGTCGATACACGCAGCTGTTCCTGAATGAAGGCGGGCGGTCATGCCATCACAAGGATGACGCCGATCAGGGGCAGATCGTCTACAAGGCCTGCCCGATCCAGCTGGAAACGAAGACGGCCGACGACGGGGCGACCGAATTCGTCATTCGCGGATGGGCATCGACGTCCGACAAGGACCTGGACGACGACATCATCCTGCCGACAGCCTTCCAGTCATCGCTGGCGAAATTCATGGCGCAGGGCCGGATGCTGTTCATGCACGACTGGTGGGCGCTGCCGGTCGGGAAATGGGACACCGCCGAAATCCGCGACAAGGGGCTGTGGATGGAGCGCGGCATCATCGCGCCGACCACGATGGGCCTGGACCTTCAGATACTGATCGGCATGAAGGCGATCAATACGCTGTCGGTCGGTTTCCGGGTGCTGAAGGATGAATTCAACTATGACACCGGCATCCGCACGATCACCGACCTGGACTTGCTGGAAGTGTCAATCGTGAACATTCCGGCGAATCCGAACGCGGTGTTCGAAATGGCGAAAACTAAGAACCTGAAGTCACTTATACCAAACCGGTCCGGGAACGGATCGCAGAAAGGAAAGGGGAATACGATGGACCCTGAACTGTTGAAAGTCATCACCGCGATGTCCGAGCGCTACGATGTTACGGCCGGACCGGTGGCCGACAGGCTGGCGAAGATGTCCACCACAGTGGACAACATCAACCGCATCCTGACCGCAGTGAAGGCCCAGGCCGACAGGTCACTGGACCCGAAGGATGCGGCCACGAAGGCCGACCTGCTGCAATTCATGGATAACACCAAAGCCGACATCACCGGCCTGGTGGCGGACATGAAGACATTGCAGGCTGCGAAGAAGGAAGACGGGCTCGAGAAGATGATCGTGACCGACTGGCGGGCGATGCTGTCGAAGGGCATCTTCGTGCGCGACGTGAACGGCAAGGCGCTGTCCACTGCGCACCAGAAGGCCTTCCGCATCCTGAACCTGCCGGTGGACTTCGACAAGTCCGAACATGGTCCGGTCATCAAAGCCGCGCGCAACCTGAACGACGTCACGATGATCCAGGACGCCTTCTTCCGGAAGACCGGCAAGGGACCCGGCGGCGGTCAGTATCAGGGGATGCACACCCTTGAGTCCTTCCAGAAACTGGCCGAAGTCATGGAAATCCTGGACCCGGAACTGGGCGCGTCGATGAAGGCGATGTACACCGGCGGCACCGGCCTGGGCCTGGAATGGATTCCGACCATCTTCTCTGGCGAATTCGACACGCTGTACCGCCTGCGGCCGACGCTGGTGAACTATCTGCGCCCGGCCTGGCAGATGCCGTCGGCGACGGCCAAGTGGCCAATCCTGTCCGGTGCTGCGACCGCTTACCTGGCGGACGAAGCGGCGACGAACAACCCGGCGGTCCTGCTGAAGTCCAATCTGACGACCGCAGTCGTCACCTTCGTGGCCAGGACGCTGGCGACCGCCATCCCGGTGTCGCGTCAGCTGCTGGAAGACTCCATCGTCGACGTGGCGATGGTGATCCGCGAAGAACTGGCGATCGCGCTGGCCGAAGCTGAGGAAAACGCGGACATCAATGGCGACAACAGCACCACGCACTTCGACACCGGTCTGTCGCTGACCAGCGCCAGCACCGATGTCCGGGTCGCCTGGAAGGGCCTGCGCAAGATTGCCGTCGGTCTGTCGAACAACTGGGACAGCCAGTCGGCGACCGCTGGCGTCGGTGACGGCACCACTGCCTTCGCTGCGCAGGACGTCCGGTACAACCGGCAGAAACTGGGCATCCTGGGCCTGAACCCGGCCGAGTGTTTGCACATCGCCAGCATCGGCGCTTACTACAAGGCGCTGGCATTCACGCAGGTGACGAAGGCGAACGAATTCGGGTACCAGTCGACCTGGCTGTCCGGAACGCTGCCCGCCCTGGACGGCGTGGAGATTTATATCTCCGGCCACATGGGTGAGAACTTGAACGCCAGCGGCATCTACGACGCCAGCACGACCAACAACACCGGATGGCTGACGCTGCACCGCCGGTCGTTTATGCCGGGCGAAAAGCGCGGCGTCAATCTGGAATTCGAGTACAACGCGGAAGTGCAGCAGTGGCTGTTCATTTCCACGATGCGGCGCGACTTCCAGAACATGCGGCCGTCGACGCAGCTGCCGGTCGCTTACGCCTATAATATCGACAACTAGGCGGACGCCATCAGCTGAGTGAGTGAGCAAAGAAGAAGCTGAACCATTTTTGAGAAAGGACCCGAGTCATGGGTGTGAAGATTACCAAAGCCTACAAGAACTGCCGCATCGGAGCCGCGATCGTCGCCGGTGCGGGAGCCAGCACGAACATCGCGATCGCCGGAATTAAGACGACCGACGAATTGTTCATGGTGCTGGAACTGGCCACGTCGACGGCGCTGCCGACGGATCGGACGGCGACGTCGTCCATCACTTCCGACGGCAACATCCAGTGCACCGATGCGACCGACTCCGACGTTCTGATCGTGCAGTGGATCAGTCGGGAATAGCAGCCAGCCCGAAGGATCGAGCGCGCCGGATCGGTGACGGTCCGGCGCAAACCTTAAACGCAAACGGAGTACGGAGCAATGGCGAAGACAAAGAAGATCGCATTCAAGTCCACCGATCAGATGCAGGTCTATGATGATCGGCCGCGACTGTGGATACACGGCGACATCAGGGAGATCGACGAAACGAAGGCGGCCTATCTGTTGAAGACCTTCCCGGACAACTTTTTTCCGGCCGAGTCTTTTCAGAAGATGCTGGCGGATGATCGTCGCAAAGAGGAACGCGAAGCGCGCGCGAAACTTGAGGAGCGCTTCGGTCCCGGGTCATCGTCCAGCACCACAGACGGCAATGGTGCTGAACTGGACCCGGCCATAGCCGCCAAGCTGGACCCGAAGGAAGTGGATCTGTGGAAGATCGCGGCGAAGAAGGTCGACGACGGCGTCGAACTGAACGCCGACGAAAAGAAGATCATGGCCAAAGTCGACAAACTGATCGAAGGATAGGCGGCGACTATGGCCAACGCAGCCGTCGATCTGTTGACCTGGGCAGAGTGGCAAGCCTGGGCCGGGGTGCAGCCGGAAAATCCGAATGTGAACCAGGCCCAGGTTGAACTTATGATAACCGCAGCGTCCCGAGCCTTCCAGCGTGAAGCTGGCGGGCGCGTCTTCATAAGTGCAGCCGATGCCCAGGAATTCGCTGGACACAACGGAGCAAACCAGCAGCTGCGATATCCGCCGGCGGCATCATCGCCGACGCCTGTCATCGAATATTGGAATGATACCGCCTGGACTGCGGCCGCTGCGGCCAGCTATCCCAGGCAGATCAATCTGACGACTGGCGAAGTGCGCATGACGTCCGGTGTCTTCAGTCGCGGCCTGCTGTGGCGCATCACATACACCGGCGGATATTCCGTCGCGGCGGTGCCGGAAGACATCAAAGGCGCTGTGTTCGACATGGTCCAGCGCGCCAGGAAACGGGTCGAAGGAAAGCAGGGCATTCGAAACGATGCCCGGGGAAATCAGTCGACCAGCTATGACCTGGCGACACTTATGACCGATCAGATCAGGAAGATCGCGATTGGCTACCGGGTGATTTACAACCGATGATCCAGGTGAACGTCAGCATCACGCCGACCGAATGGAAGGCCTGCCGAAAGTGGCGCGAGTCATTCAAGTCGAATATGACGGACGCCATGTGGCGCGCTCTGAACGCGCTGCACACGCGCATTCGCCTGAACCTGTCGGGACCCAGCCACACGAAATTCCCGGGCAATGGCAATCCCTTCCCGGGTGTCGTCACCGGCCGACTGCGCAACAGCGTCACCGCGCAGCTGTCAAGCTACGGCACCGAATTCCGGGGGATCGTCGGGCCTGATGTCTGGTATGCGGTCAACCACGAACTCGGGCGCGGCGTCCCGATGCGGCCGTACCTAGCGCCCGCCTTCCGGAAGGAGCGCCAGTACGTGCGCCGGGTGCTGGAAATGGCCATCAAGGAGTCGTTCGAATGAGTGTCCGCGAAGACATCATAACCGCGCTGGTCGATCAGCTGAAGGACCTGGTGAATGATCCGACGTTCGATTGTCCGCCGGTGGCTGAAGTCATGCGTGGCTGGCCGATCCTGGACGAACTTCAAAGCGAATCGTTTCCGCTGATCGTCGTGGATGACAACGGCGACCAGCCCGGGCCTGAACATGGCGGCGTGGCGCGCTTCAGGACCTACCTGAACATAAACTGCATCGTGCGGGCGAATACGGTGCCGGACATGGTCGACCAGGTCGAAGCGCTGGCCAACGGTGTCCGGAAATACCTGTACAGCGCGCCGGTGCTGCACAGCCAGGTGCTGAGTGTGAAGGTCGTCGAATCACCGAACGAAGGCGCATATTCGTCGGTGGCCGATAATCACCTGGCGAACACCATGCACCGCATCCGCATCCTGTGGTACGAAACGGTGCAGACGGTGACCGCATCTGCCGACACCGATGTCTACGGTGAACAATGGCTGGATGGAGCGCGTGACAAGATCGTCGGAAGGCTGACGGCGCTGATGGCCACGATGGCCACCGGTTACACGCCGACATTCACCAGCGTCCACCAGCGGCATCGCATTCCGGACCTGGTGCCGAATGCTGTGTCGGTCGGCGTCACAGACGTCCGGCAGGATCACTTTGCGGACTCTGCCAGTGGCGCAAGTATTCAGTACAAGGTGACCTTCAGCGTCCGGGTCCATACGGCCTTCAGCGACGAAATCGCTGACGACCAGGAAGTCGGACGCCTTATCAATTCAATCGTGAACGATCTTCGCAGCCACCTGAACCTGGGCGACGGTTTCCGCATCTTCGACATCAGCGGTGCTGACTGTGATGCGACGTTTGCAGAATCCGAAAGCCGGGGCGGCACATTCGACGTGGTCGTCGGGCTGGCTGTGAGACATACGCAGGTGTGACGAAATGAATGACGGCGATCTGAAAGGATGGCGGGCCAACAGACTGGCCGCGCTCTTGAACGTCGACCTGGCGACGGCGCGCAAGATCAAAACCGGTGAACTCCGGATCGATCAGATCGCGCAGTCGCAGACGGTCGGCAATGCTGAACCTGAAGACCACACCGAAAGGGATGGTGAGTAATGGGACTGACTGGAACACCGCAATCACCGCGCGAGCAGAAATTCGGTTTTGCGGAACAGACCGTCTACGGCACCGCTGAGGCCGACAGCGCGGCATTCATGGAAGTGGACTGTGAACCGCTGGTGGTGAACCGCGACGTGAAGCTGATCGAAGTGCAGGGCGCGCATGGCTATCGTGACCGCCATGCGAACAATATCATCGTCACCGGGAAGGCTTGCCTGCCTTCCTTCACCGTGACGACACCGATCAAAAGGGAAGACCTGGCGATCTACCTGGCGGCCTTCTTCCAGGCAGTAACCGAAGGCGCGACCACGCCTTTCTCGAAGACGTTCACGCTGCACCAGACGCAGCCCGACTTCCTTTCGAGCGCCGGTTACTTTTACACCTGGATCGCGCGCGACGTGGCGGCATCGAAATCGGTCAAGGTCAAAGACTGCATCCTGCGCGCTCTGACCTTGAAGATTGCGGGCGGCGCTGAACCGGCCATGCTCACAGCTGAATGGGTCGGGCGCGGCCTGGCTGCTGTGAATGCGAACCCGTCCGGGACCTGGACGCCGAACGCCAACACGAACATTTACCTGCGCGAAGACATCGACAGAGTAACGGTGAACTTCGGCGCTGGTGCGATCAGCTTCCACCTGGTCGAAGCGGAGCTATCATTCAGCCGCGACATCGTCGGCGTCGGACAGGATGGCAGCGGCCAATACCGTCTGGTCCACACCACGAACCCGATCGGCAACGCCAAGATCAAAGTCGTGAAGGACAGCGACTGGGAAACGGTGCGCACGAACCATGCCGCCGGGACCGCGATCGACTTCAACCTGGGATTCGGAAACGTATCGCCGGGAACGGTTGCGGGCGATCTGGACATCACCGGCCACGCGCTGATCGACGGACCGGCCGGGGAAGAACTTGCGCAGGACGAACCGCTGGCCGGGACGATCAATTGCCACCTGGTCCGCGCAACAGCGACCGAACCGATCACCATCATATTCGCCGATGCGGTGGATCACACATGGTGACAAAACTGACAGGACGATGCCATGACTATGAACCTGACGGAACTTTGGGACGAAACTGCCACGACGGCGGTGGAAATTGACCTGGATGCGAAGAAGGCGCAAGCGCTTCTCATCCAACGTGAACAGCTGACCAGTCTGGAAACTCCGGACGCCAGTCAGCTGGCGCGCATTCAGAAGATCGACGAAGACCTGGCGAAGCTGAAACCCGGGACGAACGTCCTGGTGATCCACGTCAAGACACCATTGAACAGCGACAGGATGACACTGGCGCTGGTCATCCAGCAGGCGGAACAATCCGGCGATGGGTGGAATGTGCTGATGGGCGCGGTCGCGAAGTACATCGACAGAGTCGATGGCCACGACGAAGAGATCGCCCAGGCCGGCGGCATGGCCATCTGGCTGCGCCGGTTGAAACGCCTGGCGCTTCAGAAGGCGATCGTCGACGCAGTAACTGACAGCTGTCTGATCCCGGAACCCGATGCAAAAAACTGAAACTGCTGGTCCAGCTGATGGTCACCGAGCCGGACCAGCTTTCACAAAACTGCGGTGCCTGTCGACCCGAGCGCTGCTTCAATCACAGCGCCCGGATCGTGACGTCGATCAAAAAGATGCCGACGCTGGTGATCGACCGATCGAACTGGTGGCAAGTCGTGGATGCATGTCGGAAGACGTTCAACAATCCCGCCTGGGACGAACTGGCGGCCGTCAACTTCTACGGGATATGCGCCAGGTCGATCGTGTCGCCGATGTCATTCCAGTTGCTGCATCTGTGGCGCGTGACGGGCGGCATCCAGGCGCGCACACCGGCGGAATATGCCCGCCTGTCGGCACGATGGACGGACGCTGTTATGATTATTAACGACACGATCGCGAAGGCGAAGGCGGCGCGCGATGGCGGATGAAAAGGCAAAACTGGTCCTGGAAGTCCAGGACAAGGCATCGTCGGCGATCAGGAACGTCGAGACATCTTGGGGCGGCCTGGTCGGCGCTATTGCGTCCGGGAACCTGGTCGCCAGCGCTGCATCCCGAGCCTTCGAATTCCTGAAGGATGGCCTGGGCCAGCTGGTCGATGCGACGAAAGTGGCCGCGCGCATCGAAGTCCTGAACAACGTCTTCGAAATGACCGGCAAGCGCGCCGGTTACACTTCCGCAGAACTTGAAGGCACAAAACAAAAGCTGATCGCCCTGGGGATTGCCGAACAAGAGGCGCTCCAGATCGGTCAGCGCTTTATCCAGGCGCAGCTGGACCTGGCTGATGCGACGAAGGTCGCGCGCGCTGCCCAGGACCTGGCCGTCATCAGCGGACAGAATTCGTCGGAAACGGCGCTGGCGCTCACTGATGCCATCGTGAAACAGCGGCCGGAATTACTGAAGCAATACGGCATCATCGCCGACCTGAACGACATCTACAAGGCCCAGGCGGATCAGCTAGGCAAGAACGTCGACCAGCTAGATGCGAATGAAAAGCGCCAGGGATTCCTGAACACGATCTTGGAGCAAGCCAAGACCGTCGCCGGGTCCTATGAGACAGCGATGGAAGACGTCGGCAAGCGCCTGACGTCGCTGCCGCGCTACTTACAGCAGGCACAGAACGCGGTCGGGCAGCATTTCCTGCCGATCATGGCCAACGCGGTGGACGCTGCGACGGCCTTCCTGAAAGCGGTCGAGGCGGCCTTTTCGCCGAAGACCGACATGCTGGTGAAGGCCGCTGGGCAGATGGCCGAAGCGCGGACCAGCTTCGATCAGACCACGACCCGGATCATCGCGCTGCGCCAGGAATTCGACGCGCTGGCGAAGGTCGTCGAACCGACAGCGGATCAACATGCCCGGATGAAGACGATCCTGAACGAACTCGAGGGAGCCTTCCCGGGTGTAGTCCTGGGGATTGAGTCAGAGAATGGAGCGCTGCGGACAAACCTAGATCTGCTGGATGACCTGATCGAAAAGCGCGACATCGCGCAGCGTGACAAGGAACGCCAGCAGCTGGCTGAAATCGCCGATCAGTACGAGTCGGTGACGAAACAGCTGAAGAAGAACAGCGAAGCGCTGGAAACGGCCAGGCGGTTGACGTTTGAATTCCAGGAAGGGGTCGCGTCCGGGAAATATGACGAAGCGAAGCAGCAGCTGCTAAAGGTTTGGGGCGGCCTGGACGCCTACAAGACGATGGTGACCAGTCTGCCGCCGGTTATCGACAAGCTGACCGGTGAACAGACGCGCCTGGTCCAGGCGCTGTCGTCCATGTATCCGAACCTGGAACAGAACCAGGTCGCGGCGGCGCTAATGAATGCCACGCTGTACGAGGCGGTGACGGCATACCAGTGCGAACAAGAGGCGCTGCAGCAATCCAGACAGGCGAAGGAAGACAGCGGCCAGGCATCCATCGACCTGTCGGCGCTCGAGACGACATTGCAGGAAGGCGCGCGCCAGCGGTTTGAGGAACAGACGCGCAACCTGGGCATAGTCAAGCAACAGATCGACCTGCAGGACGTCGCGATCGTGCGCCTGGGGAATACCACGACGACCTGGGGCAAGGTGACCGGGCTGACCTATGCGCAGGCCGGAGTGAATGCCCGGGGATACCAGAACGTGGCCACCGGCGCGGTCGCAGCGGTGACGCGGATCTCAATCGACGCAGCGAATGAACAGCGGGAAGTCTTTGACCAGGTCTATCGTGACATGCAGCGGATCGCGGAACGGGCGATGGACAACATCGTCGACGACGTCATCTTCGGACGCCAGAGCTTGCGCAGCGTCTTCCAGGGCATGGCCGCAGACTTCATGAAGTATTTTATCAAACAGGCGCTGGCTGCGATCGCCAATATGTTCATCCCGGGCCTGGGTAGTCTGTTGGGTGGCATCTTCGACACGCCTGCGAACGATCGCATGGCTATGACCCAGGGGCAGCACTTCGCGAACTGGTTCACGACGGGCGCTCTAGATCGGGTCGCCGACTTCCCGGCGCAATTCGCGGGCATGGTTGCAGGTGCAGGAACAGGATCGGTAGCAGCGGCCGGTGCCGGCGGGTCGCGCGGCGCGCAGATCATCATCAACAACCCGATCATGGACCGGCGTTTCGTCAGCGAATCACTGGAGCCCTTGCTGGTCAGCAACAGCGCAGCAGGGATGTCCGACATCGTCATCGACCAGAACAATCTGACCGGATACGACAATGCCCGCATCATCTGACTTCTACACAGCGCCTTCCATGCGACGGCCGGAAATCCACAGCGTCACCAGTGAGGCAGACGGGCATCCGATTGAGATGGCATTCGACTGGAACCTGGACACATACTGGGAGCCGACGACGACTGGCGTGAATGCGATCATCGTCGATCTTCAGGCAGCCTATGACATTGACGGCCTGGCGTTGTTTTTACGCAATTATAACACTAACTTCGCCTCAGAAGCGGTCGAATTGTCTTATTCAGATGATGGTAGTGCCTGGACGATCGTGTCGGCGTGGAACATTATGACGTACGGCGCGGTGGGGCAACCCTTGAAGGTATTTCCGGTGATTACGCAGAGTGCACACCGCTACTGGCGCGTAACATTCGGTGGCACGATCACGCAGAAGGTCCAGGTGGCGGCGATCATCCTGTACAACAAGTCGACGATCAGCCAGGGGAACCAGGACCCGGAAACGGACGACATCGAATACGTCGTCGACGTCCTGGCCGAAGATGGACTGCCGACCTTGAAACACCGGGTCAACAAGTTGCCGGTGCGGCGTTTCATCCGGACTTGGCGGTTTGTCAGCGACGCCGACTTCCAGGTGCTGCAACAGGTCGTGGCCGATTGTTTGGGCAGCGGGCGGCCGCTGATCCTGGGCGAAGACAGTGCGTACTATCTGGTGGAAATTGTTGACGACAACTTCGATCAGGAGAAGACTGGCGCGGGCGAATACCTTCCGACGGTGACCTTTCAGACATTGCCGTACAACGGCGACGGGGATGGTTACTGATGGCCACCACGACGCAATTCCTGGTGCCGGTCGATCCGCGCGCGATCGCAATCACTTCGGTGACCAGTGAAGCGACCGGGCATCCGATCGAATTCGCGTTTGATCGCAACCTGAATACCTACTGGGTCGCATCCAGCACCGCAACGCAGGAACTGATCCTGGACCTGGGCAGCGCCTTCGCGATCGACAGCCTGGTGCTGTTCATCCGGAATTATACGACGACGGCCGGAGTGAACGCCACCGTCGTCGTCGAATACAGCGACAACGGGACCAGCTGGACGCAATTCACGCAGCTGGAAACGGCGCTGTCCAGCACTTACACCGTCGGGACTCCGCTGGTGATAAAACAGCACACCAGCGCGCAAACGCATCGGTATTGGCGCTTGACCTTCTACTTCTTCAACCCGGTCATGCAGATCGCGCAGCTGTGGCTGTGCCGGACGAAGACGATCAGCGTCCCAAACACCAGGCCGGAAAACGACAAGCGGATCTACGGCAGCCGAGTCGTGCATGGACCAGGCGGGCGAGAAAACAGAGCGCCGATCAATATCCTCCCCGTCTATGATCGGACACGCACCTGGCTGACGGCCAGCAGCGCCGACCTTCAGGCATTGCAGGACGTCGTCGATCTGTGTGGCGGTCGGGAGAATCTTCTCATTCACAAACCGGCGGGCGGGACCGCTGAAGTGATCGAACTCCGGGACAGGCGCTTCAGTCCCGGCCGGATGCTGTACGGTCTTTGGAAACCGACCATCACCTTCCGGACCTGGCCATACATTGAAGCGGGCGAGGCATTCTAATGGCCCTGACGATGTCGACAGCTTGGGAAGAATCCCGCTTGAATCTGCGGGCGCGGCGTGCGGTCGTCCTGGTGCTCACCGATGGAACGAACACCTGGTACATCGGGACGCAAGAGATGATTTTGACGGATGGCCATGTCTATCCCGGCCTGCAATCATGGTCGAACATCCAGTCGGGTGCCGATATATACTCGAAGCGCTGGACTGTCCCGAACATCACCGTCCAGGTCGCGAACTATCCGCACACCAGAACCGAATCGGCGAACAGCTTCAAGCGCTGGTCGGACATCCTGACCGGCCTGCGCGGCGAAACGGCCGAGCTATACTTCTTTGTCGGCGATCACATCGCATCGCTGGCCGATGGACTGAAGCGCTTCAAGGGAACGGTGCAGGCCGATCCGGAATATGATGGCAAGCGCCTGCGGATCAAGATCGTCGCCGACCTGCTATACAATGACCGGATGCTGCCCGAACACTATATCGGCGACGTTTGGGGAAACACCGAACCGGATGGGGTCTATGACGCAACGCCTGAAGATGCAATCAGATTGATGCCGCTTGCCTGGGGCAAATACTTCATGGAGTCAGAGGACGTCGCACCGGTCGGCGGGGCTTACGGTGTCCGAGCCAGAATTCGGACTTATTGTCTTGCCGATCACACCTGGCATACCATCGCGAACTATCTGACCACTGCGACCTATTACGGCGGTTACTACAAGTTGCCGGAATTACCGGACGTGTCGATGATGACTTACAGCAGCGCGCTGCCAGATGGCAATGCCTTCTTTGTCGGTTACGCTGTGGTCGCGCACCTATATGGATCAGGTGGCTACATGGCCAAGACCTTGCTGCGCCCGAGCGATTCGGACACCGGCGACTATAATCAAACGTTGGGTGTCGAAGACCTAGAGAATCCCGGCAACGCCTATAATCGCAATCCTGAAAACTATGCGACGCTGAATGACTACGCCGACAACAGTGCGGGCGGAACTGGCTACATGCGCGCCCACGCGATGTTTTGTTGGGGCGACTACGCGGCAGGTGGCCAGAATGATAATTCGATCGGTCGCAACAATGTCGCTGGAAACTGGGCCTTGAACTTCATCGCTGAATGCGTGGCGTCATCTGCGAAATTCGCGTCGGCGTACTCGCGCTTGTACTATGGAGTATCCGGGACCGATCAGCTGTACACGATTGGCAACTTCACACCGGCAACAGCAAAGACAAAATTCGACCAGGATATAAGCAACACCGCCGACCCACCTGATTTGGCGGGCGACTGGGTCTGGCATCTGCGATCCGGCGACGTGGACAATGGCGGCGCGAAATGGCCCTTTGTCATTCGCATATACTTGGAAACTGGGACGAATGACACCACCGGGACGCCGGACGCTAACGGAACTCTGCACGACCAATGGATCATGAGACTGTACGACGTTAGGCTGGAAATCGATCACGATGTTAAGACTGGACCGGATCACTGTTGGGCCGAAGGTGAAGCGCGCGAATATGGCAGTTGGATCAGCAGCCGATCGAGCAATTACGCCAGCGGCGATGCGATTGAAGACCCGGCAGGCATCATCGAATCTGTCCTGCGTGACGTCCTGGGATTCACGTCGTCACAGATAGACGGACCGTCATTCATCGGTGCCGAGAATACCAGCGTGAAGGCCCGGGTTAATTTGTACGATGACTTCCAACTGCGGGCCAGCGAACTGATCCGAATGATCGCCGAGCAGTCGACTTTCATGTTTGTCCTGGGACCTGTCGGGACTGCCCGCCTGGTGAGCCTGGCAGATAAGACGCCAACCATCAATCACACGATCCCCTTCAGTCACGTGAAGAACGGCGTCGTGACGGTGCGCAAGACGTCGATCATCCGGGAAACTCTCATCGTCCAATCGCGATGGCGCGGCGAATTCGCACGATATGAGGACATCGACACCATCACTGACGCAACTGCCAGCGGACTGATCCACACCGCAGCCTGGCGCTTCATGGCTGGAACATCGGCCGACGCAGTCGCGGCGCTGTATGTCAACAGCACCGACGGCATCTGGTCGAAGGAGCACACCGAAGTTGAATTTGAAACGGTCGGATTGACTTGGGCGCATGTCGAAGAAGGTGACTGGGTCCATCTGGACAGCATCACCTTCGACCCGCAGATAAAGGCACCCGGCGGGACATCCTGGTCGGGGAAGGACCTGCTGGTCATCGACGTCGATCAGGGCGAAGACGGGACAAAGCTGACACTGGTGGAACTATGGTAGCAAATAACTATACGGGAAGGGGATCGCATGGACGAACGTGCAGCGCGAACAGCTGAAAAGCGGAACACCTACCAGTGGGTGATCACCACACTGGTCGGAGTCGTGGGACTTTTAAGTGGAATAGGCCTGGCACACTTCGCCATACTTAGCAAAGTGAACCAGGTCGTCGTAGTCCAAGCCAGGACCGAAGAACAAATCGGAGCACTGACCCGGGGCGAACAGGAACAGCGGGAAATGTATAAGTCGACGATGCGACTGCACGAAGAAACGCTGAAGGCGGTCGCGACGCTGATCCAGCAAAACACGATTTTGATTGAAAGGAGATAGATCATGCCGATCCAAGAAACCGACGTTCTGCTGAAGCTGTCCACGAAGTCGGGCTCGGCCGGAAACTCGCTGACGAGCACACCGGCGGCAAGCCTGGGCAAGTATATCAGCCAGACCGAACTGGTCAGCGCCAGTTTGCACAACCTGTTCGACGTCGTGACCGGTGACGAGAATGCCGCCAGCGATGTCGAATACCGGTGCATCTTCGTCCACAACAACCACGCCACGCTGACGCATTTCAGCGTCGTCGCCTGGCTGGTGTCCGAAGCGTCCGGCGGTTGTAGTATCGCGGTCGCGGTCGACGGTGTGGCGGCCAGCGTCATCGGATCGGCCAGCGCGCAGGCTGACGAAGTGGCAACCGAATCCGTCGCGCCAACAGGTGAAACCTTTTCGTCGCCGTCGTCGAAAGTCACCGGCATCAGCCTGGGCGACATCCCGGCCGGACAGTGCAAAGCGCTGTGGGTCCGGCGGACCGCTGCGGCATCAGCTGCGAAGGACTCGGACGACGTCTACATCCGGGTCGAGGGAGATACCGGCGAATGAAGTGGCCCATTATCATCCTGCTGCTGTCGACACTAGGATCCGATTTGTCGGCGGCCGAAGTGATCGAACTGAACCGGGCCTTTTCGACCGGGGTCAGGACGTACAGCCAGGGCATCCCGCGCGAAGCGATCACCGCATCAGCGTCGGATTCTGAGCGCGTGACGATGACCCAAAGCAGCGCCGGATACTACGGCATCGCGGCGGTGCGCATATACACCGATCATTTCCAGACGCTGGCTGATTCCGGATTCACGTCGTCAGCAGGAGTCGGTTTTTACATCGGTGACCACGCCCACCACACAGAGCGTCATGACACGATCATCGTCGTCGGGCCGCGCGGTGATGGGAAATGGTGGGCGCGGTTTACCGTCTTTGCCGACGACTTCACCTTCTTGGATTCCGGTTTGATCGACTCCGCTGGACAGGCTGACAGCCAGGGCGAAGTGGAATGGTTTGGGCATACCGACTCCGTCATCGTCCTGGGCCGGAACCCGGATGATATGGATGTCTGGTACTGGCTGTCGCAGAACAACGGTGCGAGCTATGCTTCGCAGGGCCACATGTACGCGTATGATCTTGACACCCGGGTCGAAATCGACCAGTGGGGCGACTCGCTGTATGCGGTCGTCTTTCGTGGTGTCACGCCTTTCGGCTATTACTTCCACCCGTTTGGTGGCACCTGGGGAACTCGGGAAACGATCAGCACCGGGACTTCATTCACACGCCTGTACGCTGCATCCGAAGGCCGCGATAAGTGGGTCCATGTCATGTGGACCGACTATTCCAATCCGACGCACGTCATCCACGCCCGGCGCGATCCCGTCGCGCAGACCTGGGCGCTAGACACGCCATACACTGCGCCCGGGCAGGTACTGACGAACGGCGGCGAACTCTGGCCCGCGCTCTGTTATTCCAGGTGGGACGCAAAGTTGCGGGCCTTCTATTCGGTCCCGAGTGAAACGAATGCCGACAGCGGTGCGATCCTGGTCGAGCGCATCTGGAATTACACGACGGCCGCCTGGGGCGATCCGGACACGATCAGCAGCGCCGGGTCGGACTATGTCAGCAATCTTGCGGGCTGTCGTGACGTCCCGGCGATCCATCATTCGCGCGCCTACATCGAATTCAATGAACGGGTCAGCGGCACGACCACGACGCGGCACATGGTCTTGGCGGATTCAGCTGCGGCGCAATATCCGGAGCCTGAAAGGAACAAGGTGATGGCCCGATGAAACGAATGACCACGACGATCCTGGCGCTGATCGTCATCCTGGCGATCGGCGCTTCAGCTGCTGAACTGACGGTGCGGAATGCCGCGCGGACGACGGACGGGAAGATTCGTGAGCTCAGCCCGTACAACACCCGCAACTTCGGCAGCGCGCCGACGGCGGCAACGGCGAATTCGGCGGGCAATAATCAGAACTTCTTCGTCATGTTCGATCACCTGGACACGATCGGCGCGAACATGGTGATCGATACCTTCCAGGCTATCGTGTACTGCGAGGGGGCGACGAACACGCCGACCGTCGGAGCCTTCCAAGCATTCAAGCCATACAAAGAGGGAACGGCAAACAATGCCGAAGAAACCGGAGCCTGTTGTTACGATGACTGGTATTTCAATAGCGACGCCGGGCTGGATTCGTCCTGGACGACCGCCGGGTGCATGTCGGCCAGCGATGCAGGATCACCGAACCGAACGGATGCCAGCGGCAGCGATCGCAGGGCGACGGCCTTCGCATCGGTGACATATAGCGCGGCCGGATCGTACACCTACAACTTCAACGCGGCCGGAATTCAATGGGCGAACGACGTCTACAACGGCGACATTGCGGCCGACCAGGCGGCGCTGTTCTTCCGGGAAACATCGACGTCCGGCATCAGCACCTGGACGACCAGCGAAGGCACGACCGCAGCTAATC